GGATGCTGCCAATCCTCAGAACGAAGGTCAAGTCTTCCTGTACAAGTTCGGTAAGAAGATCTTTGATAAGATCATGGAAGCAATGCAACCTGAGTTTGAAGATGAAACACCTATTAATCCTTTTGACTTCTGGCAGGGTGCTAACTTCAAACTGAAACTGAAGAAGGTTGCAGGTTACTGGAACTACGACTCTTCAGAGTTTGACCGTCCTAGTCCTTTGCTGGATGATGATGATGCTTTGGAGGCTCTGTGGAAGAAACAGTATTCCCTTGCTGCTTTGACTGCAGACGATCAGTTCAAGACCTACGAACAACTGCAGAACCGACTGAAGATGGTTCTGGGTCAACGTTCTGCTCCTCAACGTTATGATGAGGAGACTTTAAACGAGGACAACGATCGAGGTTCCTACACTCCTAACTTCCAATCACGTCGTCCTGAACCTGTATCCACTGCAGACTTTAATGCACCTGATATCACACCGAAGTCTACGACAAGTGAGGATGAAGATGATGCACTCTCTTACTTCCAGAAACTGGCAGAAGAGTGATCATTCATAAAGTCTGATATTATCAGCAGTCTTAAGGGATTCAGTCTTATATTGACTGGATCCTTTTTTGTATCTCATTAAATCTTCAAGATCATCAATGACAATACCTAGATATTCATTCTTCAGTAGATAAATGTTTCTTTTGTCATCGTTTAATTTATCTTCGTATTGATAGTTTGTAACTGCCTTGACAGGTTTTTCTGTAACATAACCCTGACTATCAAAATCAAAATAATCAAAAGAATAATCTGATGTTACTGTGAGACCTGCTTTTACAAGCACAACACCATCATCATTTTTAAATTCAGTTGTTTCATAATGATGCACTTCATTCATTTTTTCATAAGTGCCATACTTATCTAAAAGATAATTGTCAAAATCATATTGTCTTAGTGGCCATTCACTTTGAACATTCATGATGTTATTGCAAGTTAGTATCACCCAATCTAAATTTGAATCATCATAAACTTTAAATGCAACATTGTCTGGTCTATCATCTCCTTCTATTTGATATTTTGTAAAGAATGTGAGGTCTTCAAAGATGTCCTCCCTAAGAAATGCTCTCTTAAAGAAATTCTTTACAGTAATATAATCAGAAATGCTAGCATCAGGAAGTCTGCTAACGTATTCAAAATCTGGAACTTTGCTGAAGTAATTTGACATTTTAGAAACCTATCTCTGCTGGTAATCCACTCTTTATTGATCTTCCCTCTTCATAATCATCATTGTAAACTGCTTCCAGTTCTTTAAATGTAAGAGACATTTTATAAGCGGTCATCACACCATCATCATAAGTTGAGTATGTTCCATTAGGTGTGTAGTCAACACTTACGTTTGTTAAAGCGCACTCTTTCTTCTTTCCAATAAATGGATTTGACTGACTACTACCACCTACTCTTTTTAAAAATTCTACTTGAAATGTGTGTGGTGATTTAAGAAATAATCTAGAATCATCTCTGATAGGTGCCATGCCTTGTTTAAAGAATCTAATAATTTTAATTACTTCTTCTGCTTCTTCTTGTTCTCTTGGAGCAAGAGTAAAATCAAAACTAAACTCTCTTAGTTGAGGTGAATTGAAGAGGAGTTCGATGTTTGGGTTTATGATAGCACCTGTTTCTCTTGTAAAAAGTCCTTGTCCATCTTGACCAACTGCTGCACCAATAAATGATTTAACTGCAAATTGTTTTGACGCTTCTTTAAATTCTCCTATGTCACCAGCAATTTTTTCTAAAGAATCTCCCAATCCCTTAAACCCTGACTGAACAAATCCAAATGCTGCTTGACCTGCAACAATTCCGAGAGCATTCATTTTATTTTCACCCCAATCACAGGAGTTAGTGTCATTAATTCTGCTTGATACTGGTAATATTACACTACCAAGTATATTTTCTGCCTCAATATTTCTTCTTCTACCGAAAGCAATACCATCAAGTCTCCTTGGACTATATTTTAACATATTGAATTTTATAATATCCTGATCATTAGCAATGTCTCTTGGATATTTAAAGGCACCATTAGTCGATTTAAAATTTGATCTTGTGTTTCTTATACTTTTAATAAGTTCATTTTCTTGACCAGGTGCTGCTTCAGGTGTTCCAATAACGGAAATGGTAATAGCTGGATCTCTATCAAATCCATTTCTTTTCTTTAGACTTTGCAATCCTTTTTGATCAGCTGCCGATAATTGTCCATCTTGTTTAAAAGCATTTTTGACAGAATTGATTGCACCCTTACTGGCATTATTAATATTCCCAGATGCATTTTTTCTTTCTTCCTCGGTTGCTTTAACAGTATATTCCAATGATGTTCCACCATTTAAATTATTACCTACAGCAATAACATCACCAATTTTTGATGGAGTCCCAGTTCCATCTCCATAATCATATAATGCTAATGCGTCTTGTCCTGTTCTCTCATCACCTACACGATATCTTCTTTTTGATAACCCAGTATTACTATCTACATATGTTTCATTAGGATTTGATGGCACTTCATTTCTATCATCATATCTAACTATTTGCCTAGTGAATGCAGACGAACCATCATCATTCACACCACCGGTTTTTGTGACGATGGTTGACATCGCGAATGACGTTTGAGATCCGTCAGGAGTTTTTCCAGGTATTCCTGGAACATAGACATTACTCTCTTTACTTTGTGATACTACTGCCATCACACAGGGGATTTTTATCTATTTATCACTATCTTTTCATAATCTAATGAAAGTAAGTCATCAAGTTCAGTTCTATTTAAAATATATACTTGAGTACCTAACTCTTCCCAAGTATACTGTCTGTACTTTCTAAGATGAAAATTTAAACCACGAAATCCCCAAGGAAATATCTCTGTCACCGCAACCAGTGGATGTTGATCATATTTAATGTTAGGAGTTTTTGCAAAATATCTAAACGTGCAAATGTTTCCTTCTTCTGGAATAGGTGCAACCGTATCATTCAATGCGTATATTATCAATTCCATCCTATCATCAAGATTTTTTTCAGATTGAATTTCTTGTCTTACAGGTTCGATACGGTTCATTTGATACCTAATTCGTCTTCTGTGATAATCTTAAATTCAATACGTCTATCTTCACAGAATTCATTTGCTGCTTTCCATTTTGCTTGGTTTACAGCATAGGTTTTGCATTCATATAGATATGATTTTGTTACTCTTGATCTCTTCTTTGGTGGTTGTGTTTGCTTTTTTGGTTTGACTTCTATCACATAGGTCTTTAGTTGACCTGTGCTTTCCTTTACCTTTATAATAAAGTCAGGAAAATATCTATGGACTCTGTGATCAACTGGTGAGATGTATGGAATAAAGAATTCTTCACTTCCCCACTCAAGAATGTTTTCATTTAAGTCACACCATCTACAAAATCTTCTCTCCCATGTGCTTCTGCAAATAATATTGTTTGGATTACCTTTATATTTTTTAGGAAAAGAAGGTTTATATTTACTCTTATTACTTTCTGCCATACATAATATATACGGTAAAAACTATTTATAGATGGCCGAAGAAAAAAAGGTTAGAATAAAAAACGTAGATCAAATTAAGGTTAATCTCCTTAGACCGTCTCAATCCGCTTACTTTTATGTTGAATTACCTCTCACACAGTTTGATGATGTTGATGACACTATAAACAAAAGTTTTATAAAAATTGAAAGATTGGGACTTAATTGTTCATCTGCTGTATTACCAGGTTCAAGATTAACAACTTATCAAATTGATAATGATAGAACTGGTGTCACTGAAACTCATGCATATCGGAGACAATTTGATCAAGAAATAGATTTTGAATTCTATGTTGATGCAAGTGATTATATCGCCATAAGATATTTTGAAAAGTGGATGGAGTATATTATGAATCAAGATAATAATAGAGCAAGTGCGTCAAACTATAGCTATCGGGCAAAATATCCTAATGAATATATTTGTGATCAGGGTTTAAATATTTACAAATTTGAAAAAGATTATGATCGAGTTTTAGAATATAAATTCTTTTACTTTTTTCCAAAGGCAATCAGTTCTATGCCAGTAACATATGATGGAAATGATGTGCTAAGATGTAATGTAACAATGTCATATGTGAGATACATTATGACAGGTTTAAAACCTAATTTAGCTGAAAGACCATTTTCAATATCCACTGATGAACCACCATTAGCTAAACCAAATACTAGTCCTCCAAGACAATCACCAGTTCAGAAACCTGCACCTACTCCAAACACTGCTGTATTTGGTCTAAGAGATCTTGGAGCTGGTTCAGATTTAAGACCTGGAGCCGGTAGATTTACCAATACTGGGACAGACTCAATTTTACCTCTTGGTAGAGTGTAATAAATACAATCACTGAACTTCTATAGGACATTATGCCTTTACCAAAGATTGCTACACCAACTTATGAACTTGAGTTGCCATCAACAGGAAAACAAATTAAGTTCAGACCTTTTCTTGTAAAAGAAGAAAA